TTATACTTTAATCTTATTGATTTCCAATAGTAATCGCTGGGGCAGAATATGAGTATACACGCCGTCTGTTATGTCGGTGACACGATGGCCCAGAATCAGCTTACGACATAGGTCATCACACTTTGCATCCTTCATAAGGGTTGCGCATGTGTGCCGTGTATCGTGCATGGTATGTTCCATTCCCTTCGATTCAAGGAAGGGCTTAAGGTGGACATCATTGAAATGCGCATAGGTGAATGGCTTACCCTCATCCATAATAAGGTACTCATTTTTAGGATTATAAAATTGCTTAATGATAGGGTATATTTTATTATGGATTGGCACAATACGATTTTTGCCTGCATCCGTTTTATTTCCTCCGCCCATGTAGCGGTCCTTTAAATTTACGTCAGCGGTTTTTATTCGCAGTAATTCCATTACTCTATATCCGGTGTAGATATAAATCAGGAGCTGCCGTGATATTTCAGATTCGTCTGCCCAAAGAGCTGCAATTTCATCAGGAGTGAATACTTTATGCTTCTGAGCTTTTTCCCTGGCTGACACCCGGATGATGAATTGTGAAATGTCTTTTTCCACATATTCATGCTTCATGGCATATTTGTACATGTGATGGAGCAGTGTTATGGGCTTCGTAATCGTAGAGTCAGACATGCCGTCCAGCTTGTCTATTTCCGCCTGCAGATCCTCTATTTTAAGGTACGCAAACTTCTTATCATGTAAGGCAGAAAGCTGGTTAAAAGCGCAGATATATGATTCATGTGTTTTCTGGCTGACGCTTTTATATCTTTCATATTCAGTAATCCATTCATCAAAGACAGTACGAAAGAGGATATCTGATATCGGTCGATTGTCGTGCGTTAATTTGCCCTCATTATATTGCGCGAGGAAAATGTTGGCCGACTTCTTGTCTTCGAAATAGCCCAAATAATCGTACAATGGGGTACCATTCTTTTTGTACCCCTTAATTATTCGTACGGCATAAGGCCGGCGCCTTTTACCGGATAATTTTATGATGCCTCCGTATCCTCCTGGTAATTTCATTACAAGACCTCCTTTTTGAGTATAAAAAATACACCTGTACAGGTGTCATGGAGGTGTGGTAAAATATTCTTGTCATGGAGTACTTTACGGCCTCCTGGCCTGTACAGTATTCAATTTCCGCTCTGGCGTTCCCCAACGCTGGGGCGGTTTTTATATTTGCTGATAAAAATTCATATCCTTAAATTCGCACACAGATAGCTGGGGTTCAAAAGAAATAAAGTATTCATCAAACTTAACTCCTGTCCCATACTTTGCCCGATATGAACATATTGCATCATTCAAGTAATCTTCTGACACGTCCAGTTCTTTTGCCATATCATATAGGGAATAACACTTTCTTTTATATGCCTTTACAATTCCAAACAAACCAACCATATCATCATAGGACCAGCGGCGCCCCTTTTCTTCCAGACGCCTGTTGTTTGAATCATTTTGATCAAGAATGTCGCAGGAGCATGTATAAAAATGACCACGCTCCTCTGATAAAACACAGGCACTTCTTATTATCGGCATTCCCTTACGGATAAAGATTCTATTACCTTTTATGCGTCCGTCATAAGTACGAAAAGGTTTTTCGAATACTCTGATATTTTCTTTTTCAGCTTCGACAAGTTGTTTTTCATAAGGATTCAATAAATCGCTCAAGATAATCACCTCAAGACAATTCTATAGTAAACCATGTCCGATAAATGGGACAGTTATTCATTACCATCATCAATCATTGCCTCATCGGCAGCACGCTCCTCTGCTGTAAAATCTATGTCAGTACGAGAATGGGCAGCATTCAGGCCAGAACTTTTTTGCGCTTCAGATGGAAATAAATACATAACAGATTCTTCATATATTTTTTGTAACTGTTCTTTGCAAAAATTTTGAGAATTTTCTACAAGTGAACTGAATTGTTCGTCTGTTATTTTAAAAGATATCTGCCCATTTGATAATGTATACATATTATCATAGTCTTTCCATTCGTAAGACCATCCAAGACTACGCATCTGATAGAAGAAAGCATTTATTTTATCCTCTAATCTTTTCGACTCTTGATCCCATTCATCGAATCCGAGCAAATGATTTACAGTTATACCAAAATAATCAGCTAACTTTTTTACTTTTTCCATACTGGGTGTATTTGTATCTACTTTGCATAAGGAACCACGGGAAAAACCTAGTTCTCGTTCTGTAGCTGTGACAGTAACTCCTTTTTCTTTACATAGCTGTTTAATCAATTGATATGTCAGCATAAAAACCTCCTATAAAAAAGTTGAAAAAATTACGCATATAGTCCTTGACATATCGAATATTTTACGTATAATGTAAGTAAAGGCCGAATAAATTACGTAAATACAAAACGATATGTTGCTGCTATATGACAAGTATTTTGAGATACTCTGATTATAGAATATTTTACGCAATATGTCAATATTATAGCGTGATATTTTCGATATAGGAAAGGAGGTAAAAGGATGCTTTATGACAACGTAAAGGCCATTTGTGATGAGAAGGGCTTGTCTATTTCTCAATTGGAAAGAGATTTAGATTTTCCACGAAGCAGTATATGCAAATGGAACGATAATGAACCAGGTGTTAGAAAAGTGCAGAAGGTTGCAGATTACCTCGGAGTTCAAATTGAAAAAATTTTAGAAGAAAGAGGTAACGCATGAAAACTGAATATTGGAACGGATTCCCCATTCGTTTCATCGAAAAGAATGGGGAATGGTGGGCGGTAGCCGTTGACGTAACAAATGCTTTAGGGCTGAAACAAACAACCAGGGCAATCAGCAGGTTAAAAGATGGGGTTACTTTTAGTAAGGTCACTGATAAATTAGGTAGGACACAAGAAGTTAACATTATTAATGAAAAAGCAATCTACAAGTTAGTTTTCCGAAGTCACAAACCTGAAGCTGAAGATTTTCAGGACTGGGTATATGAAATGCTTAAACTGATTCGCCAGTCATCTGGCCTTGAGGGCTTCCAGATATTCAGAATGCTAGATAAGGAACACCAAAAGGAAATGATGGGAAAACTAAATGAATCTCTGCGACACCCGGTCAGGGTTGACTTCATCAAGGCGAATACAATAGCCAATAAAGCTGTGTCTACAAAATATGGTTATCCCAAAATGGTTAAAAAATCTGACATGTCTCCGGCTATGCTGGTGGACAGGCAGGGGCTTTTGGAAAGTACTGTTGAGCTTATGAGCATCAAAGAAAAATACCATCTGGATTTATCGGTGAGCGAGGAAGTCTACAAAATTGCTTCTGGAGTTAATGAAAAGACAGGATAAAAAACGGAAAAACCGTCCCAATGATTTATGGTAAACGGTATGCATCTATCAGATGGGAAACACTAAATGGTTATTGTCCGATGAAGATAGGGAATCAATCTGGCTAAGCCATAAGTAAAAACTCCGTAATTTCCTGATAAAAAGAGGTGAGAAGTAGTGTGGTTCATATTTTTAGTATCGGCCCTGGTAATTGCCGTGGCAGCCCTTCCGGTCATCTGGATAGCAGGGAAGGTAATATTATCTATTAAAAGGCAATACAAGAGATTTGAAGTTGAAGAGGAAGCATATAAAAAAGCCCAGGAAAAAATCAATCGGGCATTTGAAGAGGAGAAAGAAAATGAAAGGTAAGTTTATTGCAATTTTAGTCGCCATTATCGCCGTACTTGGAGGTCTTTACACAGTGATTTCCATTACCCGTGTTGGGCAGGGAGAAGTAGGAGTTGTGTATACGATGAAAGATGGAGTACAGGAGGAAGTCCTGGTTCCGGGATTTCATTTTGTAGGACCGACAGCGAAGGTAAAAACTTTTCCGATTTCACAGCAGCAGCTGGTATTGAGTAATAATCCTGCTGATTACAATGCGGAAGAGCACCAGGATTGGCATGTAGATGCTCCTGCAGACGGTGGCATGGTAAAGATGAACCTGACCATCAATTACAATTTTATGTCAGACAGAGTGGTTGATTTGTATACAAAATTTAATGGCATGGATGGAGAGGCTATTGTAGAGGGTATGGTCCAGAATTCTATCATCGCCTACATAAAGGAAGTCACCCCTCAGTTTTCTGTTATGGACATCTATAGCAGCAAACGTTCTGAGGTCAGCCAGGCTATCACAGAATACCTGAACAAAAAGCTGAATAGCGAATATGGCATCAATATTGCATCCGCTCTTATTATAGATGTCCAGCTGGATGAGACTCTGCAGGCAAAAATACAGGCTAAAGAACAGGCAAAACAGGATGCCGAGAAAGCCGAACTGGATAAGCAGACAGCACAGGCCCAGGCTGAAGTAGAAAAAGTAAATGCCGAAACCGCAAAGCAGATTGCTATTACAAAGGCTGAAGGATCTGCTGAGGTCCAGAAGATTAAAGCAGAAGCGGAGGCAAAAGCGAATCAGATAATAAGCCAGTCCATCACACCCGAGCTTATCCAAATGAAAGAAGCGGAAGCCAGGCTAAAGCATGGCTGGGTGACTGTTCAGGGCGGAACTGTTGTTACTGATAATACCGAAAAATAGAAGGGAGATCGACTATGAATCCAGTAATTGAAAATAATTTCAGTTATCACAGAGTACAGGAAGGACAGGCAGAGAGGTACGAAAGGCTGCGCGAAGAAGCAAAGGAGCTGGCCTATTCCATTGATGCACTGTGTCCAAACAGCCGGGAGAAGTCCCTGGCTATGACAAAACTTGAAGAATCAATTATGTGGGCTAACGCATCGATAGCCAGAAATTAATGACTTAGCGGGACACAGTGGGACTTCCTTCTGAGGTGGGGCGGAAGGTATTAGAAAGGAGGCACTCAGATGCGTGAATGGACAAGAATAACCGTCCACCAGGCTGCCCAGAAACTGGGCATCAGCGACCAGGCTGTCCGGGTGCAGATGCAGTGCGGCGATATGAAAATCGGTAAGATTATACCAGGGGAGCGCGGTCACAACACCTATGTGATATACGACGAATTGGTGGACCGTGAAGTGGCACGAATGCAGGAAAGGGAAAGAGGTGAAATCCGCACGCAGGAAAATTTCACTGCTGAAGCAAGAGTTTTCAAGGACGGCAGAGTAATAACCAGAGTACGGCCGGTAGAACCCGAAGACAAGCAGGGTTACAAGGAAACACAGTTCTGTATCATCTGGATAGACCTTTTCGAATCGGCCGAAGAGGCCGAAGAGTTTCTTTCACAATACAAATAGGAGGAATTACTTATGACAAATGCATACAAAATTTTTATGACAAAGTCCTATGAGGTAGCTTATTTGCTGGGAGAGGTGCATAAGGACAAACTGGGTAAAGAGGGTATTACATCTGTGAAAACTGGTGCAGCCAATGAAAGGTGTGGCTTTATCCCTCAGATTTATCATGATACTGGATACTTTTACTGTGCGGTAACAAGGGAATCCGATAAGCCGGATTATGAACTTATTTTTGCATAGGGAGAGAAACCATGAAAAAAACAGAACGCCTGGAACTGGAGAATAAGGTTCTGAAAAACATGCTGGAAAACATCCAGTGTGAGATCGAACAGTATTATCAGAAAGAATATGAAGACCGCCTGGATCCACATCGCCTGCTCGGCCGTATCCAGCAAACGTCAGGAAGCTTTGAAGACCGGATGGAATATGCGAACAAGTTTGGATATCTGGAATACAGTCCAGTCAGAAAAGAAAATGACCCTGTTGCTGGGGAGCAAAACGGGGCCATTAAATAAAAATATCTCAAGTGCATTATAGCACGGAAAAGGAGTTTTGAAAATGGAAATGTGTGAAGCAGCAAAAAGGATTTTAGATACCCCGGCCAAAGTGGTGTATTATCGGGCGCCTGGGGATACATCCGGAAAAATAGAATCGGATGCTGACCATGTATCTCTCTGCGTAGCAGCTGAGGATATCATGCTTGAAGCCTGCCTGCGCATGAGCCGCGGGGATATTGCTGTCGCAAATAAGGCTATGCGCCAAATGACCAAAAATGTGCGTAACAATATTCTGCAGCTGAATAACCTCAAAAATTGACCGGGGGGGGGTAAAAACTTATGTGTGAAAGAGTTAAGCTTACACCCCTCACCCTCGAAGAAAAAGCTTTCGCAGAAGAGCATCACAGCGTCCTGGTCTGGTATCTGAACACTCAGAAACTGGACAAGTCAGAGTATTATGATGTAGCTGCTATGGGATACCTGCAGGCGGTCAAACAATGGTTCGCCCGGCCTGAGCTGCATCAATGGTCCTTTTCAACAATCGCCAGGCAGTCAATGCGCAGCCGCGTACATAATGAGCGGCAGAAACAGAATAGGCTGCCGACTGTGAGCCTTAATGATGTGGTGCCGGGCACAGAAGACCTTACTTACGGGGAGTCAATAACCTATGAAAACCAAAGATTTTTTAAACAGGAAAGGAAGATACAGATGGGAATGAAAATTAATTATGACGTAACAGTGCCGGCTGCGGCCAAAGTAACAACCAGAACAAGTGTGGAAGTGGAGACTCTTTTAAGCTTCCTGGAATCCACACACAAAACGCTCAGCTTCGAGTACGACACGCCCAAAGAGGCAATAAAGAAATGTGGTACTCTTCGCACCTACAAGCGCAGCCATAAGCATACAGGGTACAATGTTTACCGTCAGGAAGAGACAGTGTATATCGAAAAAGAAAAGACGGGGAGGAAATAAGGATGATTGAAGTAAAGATTTATGAGGATGGTGCTTTAATTAAGCAGATGGAAGGGCAGGCAATTTTTTCTATGGCTGTATTAGCCAACCATGATGAGTATGAACAAGTTGAAGCTACGGCATGGGGGACGATGACCAGGGATGATTTTTATAATGCTTTGGCGTCATCCTGCGCACAGCAAATAATTGACCATCATGATTCTGTGAAGAATAGTATCGAAGCGATTGCGTGGTTCATGCTCATGGTAAGGAGCTATGGCTCTCAGTATCTGGCAGAAAAATATGGGAAAACGGAGGAAGCAGAAGATGGAAGCACTGAAAATTAATCAGCTGGAAGTTGAAAATGTAAAGCGTATTAAGGCAGTAAAGGTGGAGCCGACAGCCAACGGCCTGACTATCATCGGCGGCAATAATAATCAGGGGAAGACCTCCGTACTGGATTCCATTGCCTGGGCGCTGGGAGGGGACCGTTACCGGCCCTCTCAGGCCACAAGAGAAGGTTCCCTGATTCCTCCTATCTTGCATATTGTCATGAACAATGGGCTGGTAGTGGAACGCAAGGGCAAGAACAGTGACCTTAAGGTAACGGATCCTTCCGGGAGGAAAGGCGGGCAGCAGCTCCTGAATGAGTTCGTGAACCAGCTGGCCCTAGACCTGCCGAAGTTCATGGATGCGACCGGGAAAGAGAAGGCGGATATCCTCCTGCAGATTATTGGTATAGGTGATCAACTCCACTCTCTGGAACAGCAGGAGACTGACCAGTATAACCGGCGCCGTGCAATCGGCCAGATTGCAGACCAGAAGGAAAAGTTTGCAAAGGAGCAGCCTTATTACCCGGATGCCCCGAAGGATATCGTCTCTGCAACAGAGCTGATTAAGCGTCAGCAGGATATCCTGGCAAAGAATGGGGAAAACCAGAGAAAGCGTGAACGTCTGCACCAGCTGGAGCAGGAGAGCCAGAAGATTAATGAGGAACTGGAAGCGCTTCTGAAGCGGCAGGAACAGGTTCAGGCAGACCTTGAAACTGCCCGAAAGTCAGCGGCTGACCTGCAGGACGAGTCCACGGCAGAACTGGAAGCCAGCATTACCAATATAGAGGAGATTAACCGTAAAGTCCGTGCCAACCTTGACAAGGACAAAGCGGAGGATGATGCCAGGGAATACCGCAGGCAGTATGACGGCCTTACGAAAGAACTGGAGGACACCCGGCAGAAGAAAACAGACCTGCTCAAGAATGCGCCCCTTCCCCTTCCTGAGCTTTCTGTGGAGGATGGCAACCTGGTATACAAGGGACAGCAGTGGGACAACATGTCCGGTTCCGACCGGCTGAAAGTGGCAACGGCCATTGTTCGGAAACTGAATCCAAAGTGTGGCTTTGTGCTTTTGGATAAGTTGGAGCAGATGGACCTAGGAACACTGCAGGATTTCGGTTCCTGGCTGGAAGCGGAAGGACTGCAGGCCATAGCAACGCGGGTGAGTACAGGTTCCGAATGTAGCATTATTATTGAAGACGGCTATGTGGCAGGGCAGGAACAGCCTGAACAGCCGGAGAAAAAGACATGGAAGGCAGGTGCATTTTAATGGAAATAATCAGAGGAAAAATACCGTGTGCAAAAAAAGTTGTGATCTATGGCCCAGAAGGAATTGGAAAGAGTACTTTTGCATCCAAGTTCCCGAACCCTCTTTTTATTGATACCGAGGGGAGTACAAAGGATATGGATGTGGCGCGGACTCCTACTCCGTCATCCTGGGCCATGCTCAAAGAACAGATTGACTATGTGGTATCTCATCCGGATATCTGCCGTACTCTGATAATTGATACGGCAGACTGGGCAGAGCAGATGTGCGTGGAAGATATCTGCTCCCGGCACCAAAAGCACGGAATTGAAGACTTTGGGTACGGCAATGGATATGTCTATGTCAAGGAAGAGTTTGGCCGCTTCCTGAACCGTCTGGAAGATGTAATTTCAAAAGGTATTAATGTAGTACTTACCGCTCACGCACAGCTGCGCAAATTTGAGCAGCCGGATGAGCTGGGAGCCTATGATCGGTATGAAATGAAACTGGGAAAAAAGACTGCCTCCCAGACGACTCCCCTGGTGAAGGAATGGGCGGATATGGTGCTGTTTGCCAATTACAAGACCTATTCCATAGCTACGGATAAAGACGGAAAGAAACATAAGGCTCAGGGAGGCAGACGGGTAATGTATACCCAACATCACCCCTGCTGGGATGCCAAGAACCGGTATGGCCTGCCGGAGGAAGTGGATTTTGATTACGCTGTGATTGCTCCTATCATTGAGCAGCCTGGTGTTGCACCGGCGCAACCCACAACACCGGCGCAGGAAAAGAAAACAGAGATTCCCGTTACTGCGGCAGCTGTCCAGATGTCAATCCCGGGAACGGAGACTTCCAAGGCGAATATTCCGCCTGCAGAGCCGGAGCCTGTCAAACCGGAGACCCCGCCGCCGATGAACCCGCCTACAGAGACGGGGCCTGCTGAGAAACTGGATGAACGTATCCCGAAAGCCCTGCGTGACCTAATGGAGGAAAACGGCGTAGGTGAATGGGATTTACAGGAAGTGGTTGCAGACCGGGGATATTATCCCTCGGATACCCTTATCTGGAATTACGATCCGGATTTTATCGATGGTGTGCTGGTTGCGGCATGGGATCAGGTGTATGGGATGATTAAAGAAATGCGGGAAAAAGCAGAAATACCATTTAATTAAGGAGGATATTCGAAGTATGTATGAAGAAAGAGAACTGCAGTGGGATGATGTCATCGAAAAAGAGGGCGGCGAGTTTGTAACCCTTCAGGAAGGTGATTATGCATTCATGGTAGAAAGTTTTGAACGTGGGAGATTCACGCCCAAAGAAGGAAACAAGCTGCCGGCCTGTAACATGGCAACCCTGAAACTGAGAATTGATACACCAGAAGGCGCCGCTTATATTAACCATCAACTGTATTTACATACAAAGATGGAAAGCCGCTTATCCGAGTTTTTTGCATCAATTGGCCAGAAAAAGAAGGGTGAAGCATTGAAAATGAATTGGAATGCAGTGCCTGGCTCAACTGGTAGAGCGCATATTACCCTGGATCCGGATAAAACGGATCCGAACAAAAAATTCAATCATATTAAAAACTTTTATCCGAAGGAGGATAAACCCAAATTTAAGGCAGGTGCATTTTAATTATGGAACTTAGGCCGTATCAAATAGAAGCAAAAAACAGCATATTTGAGGAATGGGACAAGGGCGTCAACAAGACGCTCCTGGTCCTTCCTACCGGCTGCGGAAAAACTATTGTTTTTGCCAAAGTAACAGAAGACTGTGTGAGGCGAGGGGATAGAGTTTTAATCCTGGCTCACCGTGGTGAATTACTGGACCAAGCTGCCGACAAGATAAAAACGGCGACAGGCCTGGGATGCGCTACGGAAAAGGCAGAAGAAACTTGCCTGGGAAGCTGGTACAGAATAACAGTAGGCTCCGTACAAACCTTGATGCGTGAAAAGAGACTGGGACAGTTCCCATCTGATTACTTCAAAACCATCATAATTGATGAAGCCCATCACTGTATATCTGACAGCTATCAGCGTGTATTGCAGCATTTTCCGGACGCGAAGGTGCTGGGTGTAACTGCCACTCCTGACCGTGGAGATATGCGTAACCTTGGGGAATATTTTGACAGCCTGGCCTACGAATATACACTTCCGAAGGCGATTAAGTCCGGTTATCTGTCTCCAATCAAGGCGCTGACCCTGCCTCTTAAGATTGACATGAGTGGTGTGGGAATACAGGCTGGAGATTTCAAGGCCGGTGATATTGGTACAGCGTTGGATCCTTATCTGCACAGCATTGCCGATGAAATGGCAAAGTACTGCAAAAATAGGAAAACAGTAGTATTCCTGCCGCTGGTAAAGACCAGCCAGAAGTTTCGGGATATCTTATGCAGCAAGGGATTCCAGGCTGCCGAAGTCAACGGGGAGAGTCAGAACAGAGCGGAAATACTGGCAGATTTTGACGCCGGGAAGTATAACGTCCTCTGCAATTCCATGTTACTTACGGAGGGCTGGGACTGCCCATCGGTAGACTGCATTGTGGTTTTGCGGCCGACAAAGGTGCGTAGCCTGTACAGCCAGATGGTGGGCCGCGGTACAAGGTTATGTCCGGGAAAGGATCACCTCTTGTTATTGGACTTCCTGTGGATGACAGAACGGCATGAACTGTGTCATCCAGCAGACCTTATCTGCACAGATGAGGAAGTATCGAAGCAGATGACGGCCAACCTGGAAGATGCGGGATGTCCTATTGACCTGGAGGAAGCAGAGAAAACTGCCGCTGAGGATGTAGTGGCCCAGCGTGAAGAAGCCCTTGCAAAGCAGCTGGCAGAAATGAAGCGCAGAAAGAAGAAGCTGGTGGATCCGCTGCAGTTTGAAATGAGCATCCAGGCGGAGGACCTGGCTGGATATGTGCCGGCTTTTGGCTGGGAAATGGCGCCACCGTCTGACAAACAGAAGGCGACTCTGGAAAAACTGGGAATTATGCCGGATGAAATAGACAACGCCGGCAAGGCTACAAAGCTGCTGGATAGATTGGATAAGCGCCGGCAGGAAGGGTTGACCACTCCGAAGCAGATTCGATTCCTGGAGAATCGTGGTTTCCAGCATGTGGGCACCTGGAGCTTTGAAGCAGCAAAAAGTATGATAGACCGGATAGCAGCCAGTGGATGGCATACACCAAGAGGCATAAATCCTCAGGAATATGTACCCGGTAAGGAGTAAGTATGACAGATGGATTTGACATATTAGAAGTATTGGAACATATAGACCCTTCCAGACTGGATTATCAGGAGTGGGTGAATGTGGGTATGGCCCTGAAAGAGGAGGGCCATACTGCAGCGGACTGGGATGCATGGAGCCAGAGGGACACCGGCCGGTATCATCCCGGGGAATGTTTCCGGAAGTGGGATTCCTTCCGGGGGACTCTGCAGCCGGTAACGGGTGGAACTATTGTACAGATGGCAAAGGACCAGGGATGGCAGCCCGAAGTTGGGCATGAACTGGACTGGGACGATACCATATCCGATGAAAGAGTAGTGGTTGATAAAAACTGGATTGAAGGACAGGAAGTCGAAGAGCCGAAAGATTGGGATCCAACCTCCCAGTTAATTAAATATCTGGAAACATTGTTTGAAGCCGGGGAAAATGTTGGCTATGTTACGGCCAGCTGGGAGAAGGACGGGAAGTATCTGCCAACCCAGGGAAACTGGGACCGTACCGCGGGACAGCTTATTGAGCAGCTATCAAAGTGCGGCGGTGATATCGGCAGTGTGCTGGGAGATTACAAGCCAGAGGCCGGAGCCTGGATCCGTTTCAACCCATTGGATGGTAAGGGATGTAAAAATGATAATGTGACGGAGTATCGATATGCATTGGTAGAATCCGATGCGACAGACCTTGCAAAGCAAAACGCCATTATACGGGAAATGGAACTGCCGGTGGCCTGCCTGGTGCATTCCGGGAAAAAGAGTATCCACGCTATTGTGCGTGTAGATGCTGCCAACTACGATGAGTACCGGAAGCGTGTTAATTATCTGTATGAGGTCTGCAAGAAAAACGGCCTGGAGATTGATACGCAGAACCGGAACCCTTCCCGACTGTCCCGGATGCCCGGTGTTATGCGGAATGGTAGAAAGCAGTTCCTAATTGATACTAACATAGGAAAAGCCAGCTGGAATGAATGGTACGAATGGATAGAGAGTGTCAACGATGACCTTCCGGACCCGGAAAGCCTGCAGGGCGTATGGGACAACCTTCCGGAGCTGGCCCCATGTTTAATTGGTGGAGTACTACGGCAGGGACATAAGATGCTGATTGCAGGGCCGTCAAAGGCTGGAAAATCGTTTCTACTTATTGAAATGTGCATTGCCATAGCGGAAGGCCGTCCATGGCTCGGCTGGCCGTGCACACAGGGACATGTGATGTATGTGAACCTGGAACTTGACCGGGCCAGCTGCCTGCATCGATTTAAGGATGTATACCAGGCACTGGGCTGGGAGCCGCGGAACCTTGACAATATAGATATCTGGAACCTGCGTGGCAAGTCTGTACCGATGGACAAACTGGCGCCAAAACTCATCCGAAGGGCCGCAAAGAAAGATTACATTGCCATTATCATTGACCCAATTTACAAGGTTATTACCGGGGACGAGAACAGTGCCGACCAGATGGCAGCCTTCTGCAACCAGTTTGACAAAATATGCACAGAGCTGGGAACGGCGGTGATATATTGCCACCACCACAGCAAGGGTGCCCAGGGAGGGAAGCGGTCCATGGATAGAGCCTCCGGTTCCGGAGTGTTTGCTCGTGACCCAGATGCCCTGCTTGACTTGATAGAGCTTGATGTGACGCCAGAGCTGATGGCACAGCAGGAAAGTGTCATGGTATGCGATACATGCATCCGATACCTGAATAGCTTGTTTGATGACTGGGAGGATGACGTTTCCCAGGACGATATGCTCAGTTATGTGCAGATGCTTAATTATTGCAAGAAAAAGCTGTCTGCGGGGCAATACAGCACGCTGAATTCCCTTGTGGAGGCCGCTGCCAAGAAGGTCAAGGCATTGACGGCCTGGCGGATAGATGGCACGCTCCGTGAGTTCCCGAAGTTCGCGCCGGTGAACCTGTGGTTTGACTATCCCGCGCATCGGCCAGACAAGAGCGGCGTGCTGAAAGATATACAACCGGATGCCGAGAAGGCTCCATGGCAGCGCGGTACGGACAAGATTAAGAAAAACGCACAGGGGCGTAAAACAGAGCGAAAAAAAGCAGTCGAAGAAGCGATTGAGGGATGCAATTTCGGAGATATACCAACGGTAAAGGATGTTGCAGAATACCTGGGAATCTCAGAAAGAACAGCTCGTGACCGGATAAAAGAGCATGGTGGCTATACCTATGAAGATGGAAAAGTAAGAAAAAAGGAAGTGGAAGAGGATACGGGGAAACCTTAATTACAGTTTTCCCCGCCATGATGCAAAGTACACGGGGGAACCTTAAAAACAGATTTCCCCGCACAAACCAGATAGACGGGGAAACCATACTTTTCAGATTCCCCCGTGTAGACAAAAAGTGACGGGGAAACCTTAAAATTCAGATTCCCCCGTGCGGCGGGGAAACCTATACCCTAAAGGGTAAATATTTTTCCCCGCCATGCGTGGTCACGGGGGTAGGAAAGGACGGGCTACCGCATAAGCCCGCCCGTTCCCTTCCCCCTCCCCGTGACAAGGCGAATTTCAAAAAAACAAAAGAATTTCATACGTTAAAAATTTAGAGAGGTAAAGTATATGAAACATGAGATTAATCTGTGTTATACATGTGACTGTTGGGATGAAGATATGGGATGCGTCATGCCAGCAATTGATAAGAATTATGCCTGCCCATTGGAACAGAGGTCAATAATACAGTTCTTTATGGCAATGGATCCCCCCACAGTAACCCATCAGGAAAAGCAGGTGCATGTGGTAAATGGCAAACCGATACTTTACGAACCCGCAGAACTGCAAGCTGCCAGGGCGAAACTAAAAGCCCATCTTGTACAACACCGGCCGGAACAGATGTATACGAAGCCGGTGGAGCTTGTGACAAAGTGGTGCTTCCCGCGGGGCAAGCATGGGAATGGAGTGTACCGGAGCACAAAGCCGGATACCGACAACCTGCAGAAGCTCCTGAAAGACTGTATGACGGATGCGCAGTTCTGGACGGATGACGCGCTGGTCTGCCGGGAGATTACAGAAAAGTTCTGGGCGGAAGTGCCTGGGATCTATATCCGGATTGAGGAGCTGCCATGAAGATAGTATGGGAATTGTTTACCGATGTGTGGCACCTGGCACGGAAGTATGAGTTCCGGAAGCTCACGGATGCTGAATGGGAACAGTTCAAGGCCCGCGGGGAAGAGTTGCTGGTAAAGTACCGAAAGCACGGGCCAGACGTTGAAATGCTGTACCGGGATATCTTCCGGGCAGCACAAGCGTTTTATGAAAGGAGAAGCCATGAAGATACAGAAAACAATATGTGACCGCTGTGGTCGTGAAATACAATCTGCGAACTGCTATATGATATATCCTCAGGTTATTGATACAGAGAGTAGGGATATTCTTGTAACACAGCCATACGCAGAGGAAATGAGCAGAGATTACTGCGAGGATTGCATACAGGAGGTCATGGAAATTTTACATGATGGTTTTTAAGGGAGGGGCAATGATGAAATATATAAAAAGTATAACACCTATAATGGAAACCTTGCAGGTTGTGTGGTCTGACGGACATATAGACGGATATGGTCTGGTGGATTTGGGCTGTGATTGGTTCCGAATGAGCAATGACTGTTTCTATGATGTATATGGATTTAATTTTAATCCACATGATTACCCAGGACTATATGAGCGATGCAGAGATATTGTATATCCTAAAAACTTTTAAATGAGGATTTAAAGGAGGTATAAAGTGAAAGTATTAGATGCCATGAGACAGATTGAACATATTGATAATGAAGTGAAGAATTTACAGAAATTCTGCCTACTTTCCCCAGAAGCCAGAGAACGAATAGCTGACGAAGTTGGCCTGAACAGTAATTTAGAAACGCTGGTTAATGTTAGTGTAAATGCTATGCTTTCGTGGAAGACAACACTTAAAGAAAAAATTCATAATGCTGAGTTAAACTGAAATTTAACGGGGGAAAGAAGGTGCCTTATGAAATATGCGGAAGGTTGCCAGTGTCCTTCCTGTGGTAGCACCGACAGTAGAGTTATTGACATCCGGTTCCGGCCGAGCCTCAAGCGGGTGGTCCGGCGCCGGCAGTGCCTGACCTGCGGCTGCAGGTGGAATACAGCAGAAGTAAGAATAAAGGAGCGCAAAGATGATTATTAAAACGATTGTAGTTATAGGCTGCTGCATTATCGCAGCGGGGTACATACTGGCTGTGGCCGCTTGCATCGGGCTGCGGTACGAGGACCAGATGCTGGATTAATAAAAAATTCTGGATACAGGACAAAAAAATGAGTCCTGTATCCAGGGCCGCCACCCTTATCGAATACAGAACTCATGTTCGAATTGCAAATTTATTGTATCACCTCATGCGCGCGAGGTCAATAAAAAAATTCCATTTTCTGGAAATAGTAGAACATGAAAATAGCGGTGGGACACCCGCCAAGATGACACCCACCGCTTGATAGCTTAAGAGTATTATACCATTCTGGGGCCTCTTAAGCAAGATAAGGGAGGCATTTATATGATGACGAGGAAAGAGCAGGTTATTAACGATGTGCTTATGGCAATGCGCGTACATCTTACCGCACAGGTAATGTCCATTCTGCAGGACGTATTGACGCAGGCGTTTTATGGAGTCGAAGTTATAGAAGAGCAGACAGCTCTGGCAACACAGGATATGACCAACGATTATATTATTGAGCTGTTTCAGACAAAGAAGGCTCCGAAGCTGTCAGAACGGACGGCGGAGCAGTACTTACGGCATATTAATCTGTTGATCGATATGGTTCATAAACCATTAACGCAGGTCACGGAAAACGATGTAGAATATTTCCTCATGAAATATCGGAAAAAGGGAAATACCAGCCGAACAATTAATAACTGCAAACGATTTATTTCTGCTTTCTTCACCTGGATGAGGAAAGTGAAATTAATCACGGAAAATCCATGCGAAAATATCGATAGATTCAAAGAAACGAGAAAACCCATAGAGCATTTGGAGCCGGAGCAGTGGGAGCAGCTTAAGACCGGATGTAATAGTACCAGAGATCGGGCTTTGTTGGAGTTTTTAAGATGCACGGCCATGCGTGACGGCGAGGTGCCGGCGGTCCGAGTCTGTGACGTTGATTGGTATGATGGCAAGATTGTGATTTTCGGCCATAAAACGGACAGATATCGGCTGGTATGTATCGACCGTGTGGCAAAGGAGTATCTGCTTAAATACCTCCAGGAGAGAGGTATCAATCAGAGCAGTCGGGAGCCTTTATTTATTGCCCGGGGAACACATAATGCTTTAAAACGTACCGGAATATACAGTGCAGTTAAGAGTATTGCAGCACGGGCAAAAATGGATATCAACGTGTACCCTCATCTTATTCGCAAGACCACCGCCACCAACATAATCAAGCGTGGTGGGGATTCTGAAAAGGCAGGGGACTATCTGGGGCACGTTGATCAGAATACAGCTAATCAATATTACACTTATAAAAGTGATGATTATATTATAAATATTTTCCGGTCCTACGTGGCCGCAGTATAGGAGGTAAAGAAAGTTAATGGATAAACAGATTCTGCAGGATTATATTGACGCCTGCGAGTTAATCAAAGAGACGGAGCAGGATATCCAGCGGTTACAGCGTAAAAAGAAAACGGTCATACAGACTAACGTGAAAGGAAGCAACCCTGAATTTCCCTATCAGGAGCAACACTTCAAGATTCAGGGGACAACTTTCACGTACACAGAGGATACGCAGCTCAGAATGGAGGAAAAGCTTCTGGAAGAACGTAAGACCGTGGCAGAGGAGAAAAAACGCCTGGTAGAAGAATGGATGCTGACTGTACCGGCCAGGATGCAGCGGATCATCCGGTTTAAGTTCTTCCAGAAGAAAACATGGGAGGAAGTGGCCGTATTTATGAAAGGGAAAGCCACGGCGGATAGTGTAAGGAAGGAATTTGAGAATTTTATGAAAGCAGCATAAGTTTTTCCGTTTTTTCCACATTTTCCGTTTTTTAAATGTTATAGTATAGACTGAGAGAAGTGAAAAGAGCTTCTTTCCCTCCCATAAAAGTATCCCTTACAAGAGACACCTGGCTGCCGAGACGACTGCTGGGTGTCTTTTTGCGTCAAATATAAAATTGCCAGATAGGAAGGTGAGGTGATGGCAAATGTACAAAATTTAAAACCAGTACGAACCGAGAGCGAAGCAAGGGAGCGCGGTAGAGCCGGCGGAAAAGCATCTGGGGTGGCCCGGAGGCGGAAAGCTGACTTCCGCAAGACGCTGAACATGCTTCTCACTGCTGAAATAGATAGTCCTGAGTGGACGCCTATCCTGCAGGCTCTGGGGCTTGATAGTACCCTGGAGGCTGCCGTTAACATGGCGATGGTTAAGAAGGCCCTGGCGGGCGATGTGAAGGCCTACGAGGCCATTGCGAAGTATGCAGGGCAGTCTGACAGGACAGAGAAGGACGATGCCGAACAGGCCGCTAAAACAGAGCGAGAGAAGGCACAGGCGGAGACGTTGAAGGAAAAACAGGCAAAAGAAAAGGATACAGAAAATTCAGTGATTCAGAACATGGAAACGCTGGCTGATGTCCTGAAACGCAGCCGCCCGAACCGGAACATAGAAGATTACGAGGAGGAATAGTTATGGTACTTTGTTACGAGGAGAAAGATAGAATCGCTATTGAATCAACAGGGATGCGGATTATTGAGCATAAACGCATGATGTACAAGCTGTACAGTATGCTGCAGAAAATATTCCAGACTCTGTCTGATAGACTACAAAAAATATATCAGACTATAAGAAAAGTCGTTGATATGGTTGTGGATACTGTCAAAGCGGGATTCCGGAGTATTACAAGATTAGAACCGCGGAAACGGTGGAAGATTGTTAAACCGTTAATCAAGGCAGGCCTTCCCTGCGGTATGTTCTTCCCCAATTGGAGGGCATATCACTGTCGAAATAACTGTTGAGGTGATGCAGAATGAACATTCCAGCTCCTTTCAGCCAGCGGCAGGAGGATTACTTATACCGGTGCTTCGATAGCTGGTTCAATGTGGCCGAAGGTGGGAAGCGTGGCGGGAAGAACGTTTTGCAGACGCTTATTTTTTGTATGCTCATGGAAAATCACCCGAACAAGCTGCATCTGGTATCCGGCGTGTCCAATGCAACAGCAAAGCTTAATATCCTGGACTGTGACGGCTACGGCCTGCTCAATTATTTTGAGGGACGCTGCCGGGAAGGAAAGTACAAAGACCGTGATTGTGTGTATGTTCAGACTCCAACCGGAGAGAAGATTATTCTTGTATCCGGTGGCGGTAAGGATGGCGATGAGAAGCTTATCAAGGGTAACACCTACGGCATGGCCTACGTTACCGAAGCCAACGAATGTCATCCGAAGTTCCTGAAAGAAGTATTCGACCGAACGTTATCCAGTGCGGACAGGAAAATATTCCATGACCTTAACCCGAAGGAAGAAGAGCACTGGTATTACACAGAAATACTGAACTATCACAAGGAAATGCAGGAAGCGGACCCGGGATACGGATATAATTACGGCCTTTTCACGATTGCTGACAACTACAGCATATCTGACGACCAGCTTCGCGCTGTGCTTAAGACATACCGCAAGGGGACTGTTTGGTATGAGCGTGATATCCTGGGGCACAGAGCCGTGGCGGAGGGGATTATCTTCCGCTACTTTGCGGATAACCCCGAACCATATCTTTACACGGATGCGCAGATGCAGGAATGGTTTGCAGTACGTATCAAGCAGGCACAGAGGGACGGCCGGAAGAAGTGGCTGGATATGATAACAATTGGCATTGACTTCGGTGGCAACGGCTCTATGACAACCTATGTTGCTACAGGATTTATAAAATATCACACGCTGCTTCCTCTGGAAGAAGACCACCTGCCGGTGACGCAGGAGGTAGACAGCAAGTGTATTTGTGATAAGTTCGTAGTGTTCTACAGCCGGATTATTGACCAGTATGGTGATGTGGACTGGGTATTCCCGGACAGTGCCAGCACAACAATGATTAACAGCCTTCGGAGCGCCGCAAAAGAGGCGGGGCTTCCCTGGCGGAATATTGCCGGATGCAAAAAAAATGAGATATCCGAGCGGCCTAAAACGGTTGACCTGCTGTTCAGCACCGGGCGTCTTCTTATCAACCGGCGCTGCACAATGCTGATTGCGGCCATTCAGAAGTTGCGCTGGGATGATGAGCATCCGGACCAGCCGGAGGACAAGAATATAGGCAACTGCAATGACTGGTGGGACGGATTCTGTTATTCCTGGCTGGATTTTGTGAAATATATTGATTTAGATAGATAGGGGCAGATATGGAAAATTGCGTGCAAACATATTTACTAAAAAAAGGATATCGGACCAATTCGGAAGCGCTGAGTCTTATCCGCTCCTGTGATGATTGGTATGCCAACCGGATGATTCCCGAGTTCCATAAGCGTCACACGGTTCAGAACGTGCCGTATAACCTTCTGCAGCTGAACTTCGGGAAGCGCTGCTGCTCAGATGACGCGAACCTGTGTGAAATATTGGAGATTAATTCCGGAAACAAGGGACAAAGTGATTTTGTCAAAGATGTTTTGAACGCCAGCGAGTTTCAGACCCAGTACCGAAAGCAGCTGGAGAAAACGGCAGCTGACGGGACCGTGGCCTGCTACGTGCGCCTGGACAAAGCAACAATCATGAAGTCCGGCAAGGTCCAGGGCGGCCAGATACGGCTGAATTATGTGGAAGCTGAATGCTTTGTACCGCTGACCGTGGTGGATGACATAGTAACAGAGGCTGCCTTCTCTGGGAGCGGCCTGGAAAAGGGAAAGAAAGTTACTACGCTGGTGCTATTCACCCATGATGAAAACGGGCTGTACTCAGCAGAGACAGCCTATTTTGACGAACATGGAAATATTCAGGAAGACCGCACCGTCATCCTGAAACTGGGAGACGTGAAGCCGTTTGCGGTGATGCGCAACGCTGAGGTCAATAATCTGGATGACATGGAAGGGTATGGCCTGCCGAAGCTCTACAATGCCATTCCCATTCTGAAAATTCTGGACCTGTGTTTCAATGTCCTCTTCGGGGACTTGGACAAGGCGGATAAACTGGTACTGATTAATGAGATACTGTGCAAATTTGACGATAATGGAAGGGCGATCACCCCGAACGAACAAGTTAAAAAGTTGTTTGTTCTTCTGGGGAAAAAGCTTCCGGATGATAAAGAATTGTATCATGAATACAATCCGGAAATTCGGGTTGACCAGATTACGAAAACTTTTGAACTGGCGCTTTCACTGCTTTCCCTCATGTTTGGATATGGTACGAAAAAATACAGTTTTGAAAATGGCCAGATCAAAACGGCCACGGAATACGCCGGTGAGCGTCAGGATATGATGCAGGAGCTGAATCGGCAGCGGCAGGAAGCTATCCGGTACATACAGGACATAGTACGGGCAGTACTGTGGTTCGCTAATACCTTCCAGGGTGGCAGCTGGGATATCGAGGCAGAAGTAAATGTGGAATTTGACGATTCCTACATAACCAACAAGGAAGCAGAATTGGAGCAGATGCGCTCCGATGCTGTCTCTTTTTCGGATATCCCAATCTTTCGCATAAGATATATCATGGAACGTCTGAACTGTGATGAGAAACAGGCGCGGGCTTACCTGGCGGAAGGGCAGATGGACCCGGATTCCGGGGATGAACCGGAGGATTAAACAATGTTGAGTGATGAGCAGCTGGATGTGTTATCTGGTGCCCTGGCTCCGCTCTTCCAGAACTTGGAAGCCTGGGTGATTACGGATGTAGCGCAGCGTATAAAAAATACGATGATGTATACCAGGACCGCAGAGCTGGAAGTGGAAGCGCTGCAGAAGATGGGATACAGCCCGGCGCGTATCCGGGCGGAAGTGATGCGTATCCTGCGGGCGGATAAGGCGTTCCAGCGGCAGGTGGAAGAAAACACACTGGCCTTTAAGCGCGAAGTTGCTGCAAAGCTTGCAGAGATAACGGGTAAGGCACAGGAAGCAGCAGGTGAGGTAATCGATGGTGCTGGAGATATGTCCTGGGCGGACGATATCAGTCTGTGGGATTCTGCAGGCGTGAACCTGGAAGAGGACGGCAGCCTCAAGCAGATTACCCAGGCCATGAAAGACCAAACACGGGGAACGCTTAAGAACCTCACCCGGACAACAGGCTTCCGTACTGCATCTGGCATGGAATCGGTGAAAGAAGTGTACCAGAAGGAACTGGACAAGGCGCTAGTCAAGGCATCCAGCGGCGCGGTGACAAGAGAACAGTGTGTCAGAGAAGTGATACAGGACCTTGCCAGAAGTGGCCTGCGTACCATTGATTATGATAGCGGCCGGAGCTATCAGTTGGACACGGCTTCCCGGATGTGCCTTAATACGGCGGCTGGTCAGCTGGCGGCACAGGTATGCAATTCCAACATCCAGAAAACAGGCGTTACCATGGTGCAGGTATCCGCGCACTGGGGCGCCCGCGATAAAGGAGAAGGAATCAAGAATCATAAGGAGTGGCAGGGAAAGGTTTACAGTATAGACGGCCAGCTGCATCCGGAGGAAGAAAAGCGGATAGGTATGGAAATAAATGACTTGCAGGAATGTACCGGATACAGCGTTCAGGATGGGACCGGGGATATAGAGGGACTGCACGGTGTCAACTGCAGGCATAACCATCACCCCTTTTTCGAGGGAGTCAGTACCCCGGTGAAGTACGACCCAGAGCCGGAGGACAAAGAGATTAATGGCCGGACATATTCCTACTATGATGTGCTGCAAGGGATGCGCCGACGGGAGAGAGAAATCCGGGCGCTTAAGCGGGAGAAGGAAGCGCTGGAAAAACTGGGGGAAGATGCTGCAGCTGTAAAAGCAAAAATCCGGCAGAAAACGAAGGAGTATAACTCCTTCTGCGATATCTGCGAGGTGCGGCAGAAACCGGAACGTCTGCGCGTGGAAAGCGGAACCACAGACCTGACTAAAACCCAGGCATGGAAATCTTTTCAGGAGGAACGAACTAAGGCTGTAAAATAAAATTTGATGTCTTAAGAGGAACCGATGTTAATGCGCACCGGTTCTTTTTATACATAAATTCCCGGATCGGGGAAAGCCCGATTCACAAATTATTTTAGGAGGAGAAACTACATGAAAAACATTTTTGAACTGATGAAAGAATTTGGGTTTGAAGTTCCTGAGGACAAAAAGAAAGACTTTGAGAAGGCGGTCCTGGAAAACTATAGGACCGTAAAGGACTATGAAGCCCAGAAAGAGAAACTGGAAACCGCAGAGCAGAAAGCGTCTGCCAGTGAGACAACAATCAACAGTCTGAAAGAGGATCTGAAAAAGTTTGAAGGCGTAGACGTCACCGGCCTGCAGCAGAAGATTACGGATTTGGAAACTGACCTGCAAACAAAGGAAACAGAGTTCCAGCAGAAACTGGCTGACCGTGATTTTGATGACCTGCTGACTGAAAGCATCCATGGAGCAAAAGGCAAGAATGCAAAAGCTATCCGTGCTCTGCTGGATGTGGATGCCTTGAAAACATCTAAAAATCAGAAGGATGACGTTGGCGCGGCTATCAAGGCACTGACGGAAGCAGAGGACAGCAAGATGCTCTTCGGCGAGGCTGACGAAGCGGCTGAAATTGGTGATGTTATTGGATCAGTGAAACAAAAATCTGGTGGAACCGATGATGCAGTCATGCGTGCTGCAATGGGGCTTCCCCCGGTAAAAACTGAGTAAAGAAGAAAAGGAGAAAAAGCATGTCAAACAATATTGTTTTAGCAAAGAATTTTGTACCCCTCCTGGATGAGGTGTACCAGAGAGAGTCTGTAACATCCGACCTGACAGGCGATCCTGCAATGGCGCGTGCAGGTGCCAATGCAAGGGAGATTGTATATCCCCAGATTGCAGTAACCGGCCTGGGAGATTATGACCGCAATAGCGGATATACACAGGGGACCGTAGACCTGAAATGGGTATCCACAGAGTACAATTATGACCGTGGTGCAAAACTGTCTGTTGACGTCATGGACAACCAGGAAACTTATAACATTGCATTTGGGATGGCCGGCGCGGAGCTGATGCGGACAAAGGTAGCACCGGAAGCGGATGCGTTTACATTTGCTACACTGGCAGGAATTGATGGAATATCTAAAGGTGAAGCAAAGACGCTGGCGGATGCAGAAGCCTTCCTGAATGAATTGCTGGAAGCCAAAAACAAAATGGATAATGATGAGGTTCCCGAGGAAGGCAGGATTCTGTATGCCACCTCTAATCTGCTGAATGCTCTCATGATGATGGACACTTATAAATCCAAAGAAATCCTGGCACGTTTTGCTATTAAGAAGCCGGTGCCTCAGGGCCGCTTTTACACGGCAATCGACCTGCTGGATGGTAGAACAGTAGGAGAAGAGGCCGGGCATTACAAAAAGGCAGAGGCAGGAAAAGACATCAACTTCATGATCATCCATAAGCCCGCTATCATCAAGCATGATAAGCATGTGGCTTCCAACATTATTCCTGCTTCCGCGAACCCGGACGCCGATGCGGATATCGTAAAGTACCGTAAATACGGGCTGGTGGATGTGTACAAAAATAAAGTGGCCGGTATCTATCTGAGTCACAAAGCATAAGGAGGACAGCTATGAGTACAATGATTGGAATGGGCGCAGGGAAAAAGGCTGCCAAAGAATCAGACAGCAAGCTGCGGAAGGAAAATAAGGAGCTGGTAACAGCTAACAAGGAACTGCAGGCAGAAGTTGAAGTTCTCCGTTACCGGATTTCAGAGTTGGAAATGGCTTCTGCAGAGAAGGTGCCGGAGGCGACACCAGCAAAATGATAAGGAGGGAGTTATATGGCTTACATAGATTGGGAGTGGTATAACTCCCATTTTCCTCAGCTGACACAGCAGGAGTTTGAACGGCGCCGGCCGGCAGCTGAAATGAAGGTGGATATCCTGACCCATAATCGGGCGCGGGATGCCGCCGGCTACAAGATGGACCAGGTAAAGGCCTGCGTGGCGAACCTGCTGAACCGGCAGGCAGAACTGGAAGAGGCCGGAGCCGGCAGCAATGTGAAATCCGTCAGTAATGATGGATATTCGGAAACCTATGAGCAGGTGACGCCGGCTCAGGTAGAAGAAACCTTGCGGTGTGAATGCTTTGTTTGGCTGTCCGGCACTGGACTGATGGGGGCGCTATGAGAAAGGGGAAAATGGTATACAAAGATTTAGTCTGCAGTGAATGTGGGGCAGTAATGACGATTCCCAGACGTGCCAGGAAGAACAGGGCCGCCGGTCACATAAAAACTATGTGGTGTTATCGTTGTAAGGAAAAAACAGATTTTATTGAGGGTGGTTGATATGGGAATGGGATTCTTTACGGACGTAATGACTGTATACAATTACAGGCGGGAACCTGACGGGGAACACTGGTATAGAACTGTGGTTCATGGGGTGCAATGGAGGCACGGAAAGCGGCGTGTGACGGCAGCAGACGGCGTGTTTACGGATGAGCCGGAAGAATCTATTACTGTAAATTTCCAATGGATATATGAGGCAAATAAGCCCTTCCTGACTCCTCAAGAATACTCTGCGCTGCCGGAGGAACAGGCGGGAGATTACTGGACGCTGGACCCGCGCAACGGTATGGACGTAGTGGTATGCGGGGAGGTTGCGCAGGAGGTCAATGCCGACTATGGAGTATCCCAGCTGCGCAAGGATTACCTGGCTTTTGACGTGACTGCGGTAGCCGACAACCGGAACAGACCCCGTCTTAAACATATCAAGGTGGTGGCAAAGTGAAAAATTTTGACGCTCAAGCATGCCTGAAATCCCTGGGACTGGAAGAAGGCGGAGCAGTGCAGCAAATGGTAGACCAGACTGTACTGGATGTCTGCGAGCCTTATGTGCCGATGGATATTGCAGGCGGGGCAAGTGGTACGGGATTAATCCGCAGCGGGATTGAAAATACCGTAATTGGAAGCGGAGAAGTGGTATGGAAAACCCCATATGCCCATTTCGTTCATGAGGGAATTGTATATATTGACCCTGAGACAGGGAGTACATGGGCGAAGAAAAATGGAACGAAGGTTCCCACGGACAGGAAATTGCAGTACCAGGGAGCGCCCCGGAGGGGCAGTCACTGGGTTGATCGTTCTATGCAAGAGGGCGGCATAGAGGCTGTAGAGGATGCAGCCAGAAAGGCGGTAAAGAAGTGACAGTAATTGAGGGTATTATAAATTTTCTGGGTGGATACGAAAAGGAACGGATCGGCGTAGACAAGCTGGAGAGCCGGACAGTATCCTATAGCCTGATGAAGGCTCCTCAGGAGAATGTAAAGTATTATATCAATGGTGTGGAGATACATACCAACTATTATCAGCTGATGGCGCGCCTGGATGCGAAAAGCGAACAGGAGCGCATTGCCAATAATGCCTGGGGACAGGGAATTGCAGAATGGATAAGTCAGAAAAACAGAGAAAAACAGTATCCTGTTCTCGATGGCTATAGATGCACTGGAATCAGCGTTTCCACTCCCTTCTATATAAATGTGACGGATAATTCCAATGCTGTATATCAGATGACAATAGCGATTGAATATGAATATGTAAAGGAGAATGAAACATGAAAAGACATGAGTTACTGCATTATGTAGATACCTCAATGGGAAGCGGCTCCCCCACTTGGGCGCTGCTGGGGAATGGTATCAGTTCCCTGACAGAAGAAATGAATCCGGATGAGGAAACAAACCAGTGGATAAATCAGGAAAACGGGGATTCGAATGTAAAGTCATATACACCTTCCGTTGAAGTAGAAAAACAGGACTGCGTGGATGATGATGCACAGGCTTGGATTGACAAAATGGTGGATGAACTTCCAACTGGTACACTGGCGACAACATCTTATGTTCGCTTCCGCTTAAAGGATAAAATAAGCGAAGGAATTTATACCGCATATAAGCGCAACTGTGCTGTTACGGTAAATAATACTGGCGGTGATGCTGGCGGCAACGTAGTCAATTCCGTGAAATTAAGTGGAAAAGGATCTGCAGTGAAGGGAACTTTCAATGTAAAAACAAAAACATTTACAGAAGGCGAAATGTCTGAAGGTAATTAAGGAGGCAAACGATGGGAGAATTTTTCAGAGAGCTGCAGGTGGACAATGGCCTGCGGAAAATCAAAGTAAACGATGAAGGAGAATACATTGAAGTGTCTGTCAATGACAGCACTTTTTTTGATCGCTTCGCTGACCTGCTTGTATGGGTTGGTGATAAAGAAAAGGAACTGAAACAGTATGGGGATACCCATAAAGCAGATACATTGGAAGATATGGAAGTCGTACGCGAGGTTATGAGGAAGCGGACGCAAACCTATCAGGAGTGCTGCCAGCGCCTGGACGTGCTTTTCGGGGAAGGATGCTGCCGGAAGGTATTCGGGAACGTGGTGCCGGACGACCTGCTGATTATGGACTTTTTAGAGCAGCTCACTCCGGTGATTGAAGAGCTTGGAAAAGAGCGCAATAAGAATCTGTCATTGAAGTACAACCGTAGCCGTAAGGGTGCTGCCTCTACAAAGCGTAAGACCCTGCCCGGCAGTGATGTATAACGTTCTTCTGGATCCGCTGCCTGAGGAATGGAACGGTCATCGAATTGACCCCGCATTCCAGAACGGCATACAGATTATGCAGTTAATGGAAGATACGGAAATTTCAGAAAGTGAGAAGGTTCAGCTTGCATCGGACCTTCTCTTTTTAGATCCTCCGGAAACAGTGCAGGAAGCTCTTGACGGAATTGTCTGGTTCATGGGGGGCTGGAATACGGACAATCAGGATACCGGCGAAAAGAACGAGGATCCGGTCATGGACTGGGATATGGATCAGTGGCGTATTTATAGCGCTTTCCGGAAACAGTACGGGATTGATCTAAATGACCTTGGAAAACATTGCGTTGGTTATCAGCTGGAGGATAAAAAGTTGATTCCGGTCTATGAAGAAAATAGCCTCCATTTTTGGGTATTCATGGGACTGCTGACAACACTGGATGACTGTGCATTTACACGGATTGCAGATATCCGTGCAAAAAAACTGGAAGGGAAGATGGATCCAAAGGAAAAAGCTTTCTATCGGCAGGCAAAGAAGCGGTATGAAATTGGAAAGAAAAAAGCAGAAAAAGAAACAGACGAAGATATTGCAGCAGTAGAAGATTTCAGGCGGCTGGCAGGATTGGGGTGATAATATGGCATATGACGCAGAAATCCGTGTAAAAACAAAGATTGACAACAGTGAAGTTGTAAAACTGGAAGCCGACCTGGAAGCTACAGAGAAAAAGGCAGAAGAAACAGGGAAGGCGCTTGACCAGGTAACATTAAATAAAGACACTGCGGATACTGCACAGCATGCGGCCGCTGGTATGGAGAGTCTTGCAGATAAGACAAGAAAGGCAGCATCAGAAGCACAGAATCTGGATGATGCTTTTAAGAATACAAAAATCCATCTGGCTGATGGAACTACATTTGACTGGAATGGAAATGTTATTGAAGAGGCAGTACAGGATACTGCAGAGCTAAATCAGGAACAGACCAGGCTTTCCGATGTGGCAGAGAAGGCAGCGGAATCTATGCGTACTATAGCAGAAGAAACCAGGAAGGCAAATGACGCTGCGAATGGGTTAGGAGAATCCCCAGCAACGGGGATGGAAAAGCAACTTAAACCAGCTCAAAATATGCTGGCCTTTATTAAACAGAGCTTTCAGGATATTCCTATTTTGTTTGCCGGAATTGCCAATAAATCAACTGCAAAAATCCAACAGATGGAAGAAGAGTGGGATAACCTCTCAGATAAAGCGGCTCATTACAGAGGCGTGCTCCAGGAACTGGAAAGCAGAGGGTTGGGATTCGGCAATCAGGAATATGATGACGCCTATGTGGAGTGGCAAAAAGCAGAACAGGCGGTAAAAGAATATAAGGCGCAGTTGGTTGGCGCCAAAGCACAGCAGAAAGACCTTTCTACAGGCCTGAAAAACGTGGGTGAAGAAGGGAAGAAGGCCTTCAATAAAATGAATACCGGTGCCAGGAAAACAAAATCAATGTTTGGCACAATGGCATCCAGAATGAAGGGGTTGCTGCTTTCTCTGCTTATTTTTAATTGGATATCAAAAGGTTTTAACGCAATGGTGGCCGGAATGAAAAAAGGGTTTGAAAACCTGATGAAGTATTCCGGTAATTATGCCAACAGTGTGCAGTCGCTGAAAAATGCACAGGCAACTCTGGGTAATTCCTTCGCGGCAGCCTTTGCACCAATTGTACAGACGGTAATTCCATGGCTTGTGCAGCTGATTAATACCATATCCAGGGCAATGACCTATGTCGCTCAGTTTATTGCAATACTGGGCGGGAAGAGCACTTTCACACGTGCGAAGCAGGTACAGGATGCCTACAATAAGTCTCTCAGCGGGACGGCCGGAGCTGCGAAAAAGGCAGCGGGAGCTTTGGCGAAATTTGACGACTTGGACGTACTACAGAAACAGGACTCATCGGGCGGTGGAGAAAATGCTGCCGATATGTTTGAAAATGTGCCGGTGGATCCAAAGGTGAAGGGGTGGCTTGACGGAATACGCGACAAGCTAAAACCGATTCTGGATTACATGAAGGAATTGAAGAACGCTTTCATAGATGGTTTCTGGGATGGTCTGGGGGACCCCAGCGGGCGTTTGGAAACAATAAAAAAAGGATTGGAACAGATAAAAGAAGCCCTGTTGGATATCTGGAATGACCCGGCTGTAAGAAGCGCAGCGGATGCCTGGGCAAAGTCTTTGCTATATATGTTTGGTTCCCTTGTAGGCTCCATAGCAAGTATAGGCCTGACGATTGCAGCGGCTTTTGTCGGCGGCCTGGGTGAATACCTGGAAAACAATACGGGACGGATTAAGGATTTCCTGGTATCCGTTTTCAACATTGGCACGGAAATAAATAACCTATTGTCAGAGCTGTTCCAGAGCATTGCCTACATTTTTGAAGCATTTGCCAGTGAAAGTGGTATCCGTTTCGTGTCGGCACTGATTGGTGTATTTGCCGATGCGGGAATGGGGCTGCTGGAAGTCGCGTTGAAACTGGGACGCGATATCCTGAACATGCTGATCCAGCCGATTGTGGAAAATCAGGAAGGCTTCCGGACGGCATTGGAAGGGCTTCTTTCTGGAGCCGCAACTATTCTGGAGGGGCTTAAAACCTCCATAGATAGTATTTTTGATAACCTGAATGCGGTATATGATGCGCACTTTAAGCCGTTTTTTGATAGCATAGCGGCGGGTTTGACCTCTATCGTAAATACAATCCTTACCGTATGGAATGGGAATATTCAACCAATAATCGACCGGATATCCCAGAAAATATCCGAACTGCTGACCCAATATATTACGCCATTTGTCAATAATGTGGTGGAATTTATTGGACAGATAGCAACCCACCTACAAAACTTCTGGGAATTGTTCCTGCAGCCGCTGGTTGAGTGGTTCATATCCTTTGCAGTTCCTATATTATCGGAAGCCATTTCATTAATAATTGAAGTTATTATTAAAGTGGTGGAAGAGATTATGGCCGATTTAAACGGCCTGATGGAATTTATCAATGACACGGTCATGCCAGCTTGGAATGGCTTCTGGGAAAGCGCAGGAGACATGTTCGATGCCTTCTGGCAGGCGATAAAAGCAATCGGTGACTTGATAAAAGATATGTTTGTCGGAATTATTGATGTAATTAGAAAACTTATAGATAAGGATTGGAAAGGTGCATGGGACAGCGCAAAGAAAATCTTTACAACATTCAAGGATAATGTAAAAAGCATAATAGACAGCATCCGAGAATTCTTCCAAAAGTTCCTCGACTGGATCGGAGAAAAAATTGAATGGGTACTCAATAAAGTACAGGGAATTAAGGACTTCTTCGGAGGCGGTGGCGGCGGAAGCTCAACCGGTGACGGCGGCTATGCAAGAACCGCGGTCTATAGAACAGCTGTTAGTCCTGTTCTAGCAGACGTCCCCAAACTGGCAACAGGTGCCGTCCTGCGGGGAGGGAATCCGTTCCTGGCGTGGATAAATGACCAGGGTCCAGGTCATACCAATATTGAAGCTCCGCTGGATACTATCCGGCAAGGCCTGCGGGAGGAATTATCCGCGTTGGGATTCGGCAGCGGTGGGCAAACAAAAATAGTATTACAGATTAATGGACAGGATGTCGGGGAGGCCATTGTCGAGGATATGTTATCAGTTATGAACCGCAAAGGGTATGACGTTGAAGTACTGGGGGTTTAATGGTATGAAAGACTTTACACAGGGTATTTCTATTGACGGAGAAGAGTATATGGTTCCTCTTGTGTCAATAAAACGAGAGGCGCCTTTTTTAGACAAAACCGCCGAACGTACAGAGGATGGAGAGTTATACCGGGAATTGATAGGTGTGTACTACAATTATACGATGTCTTTTGGAACCATAAATGATGTTGACCTGTACATGAAACTATATGAACATTTGACTCAGCCCGTACCATTTCATACCTTTAAGCTGCCGACTTCACGAGGGACTTATACCTTTACCGGATATATTTCTTCGGTGACAGATGAAATTGAAAAAATTCTGGAAGACACGGTTAGATTCAAAGCATTGACATGTAAATTTACGGCGAAAAGCCCGGCGAGGAAACCCGGATGAGTAAAACCAGTTTTGAGGTAATATATGACCTTAAGGATACAACAGCATTACAAGATAGCATTCCGTCCACGATGGATAATCAGAATTTTGCGGTGGAGTCTCTGCTCAGGGACAACACCGCATTTTCAGATTACGGGACGCTGGAGCAGGATTATTTTCTTCTGGACGGCACTATGCCGGAGCTGCCAGATAAGCCAGAAGGAATCCCCTTCTGGTCATCTGAATTATCAGATGAAAATGGCCTTTTTCAGAAAAATCCTGTGCTTATCATATTATTTTCTGAAAACCACACCAGTACAGGCCTTACGTTCCACTTTGTGGGGGAAATCCCCGTACAGTTTCAAGTACGTTGGTATGACTTGGCGGGAAATATGATAGCGCTCAAGAGCTTCCAGCCTGATTCCCGCGATTATTACGCGCGGAACCTTGTAGAAAACTACGGCCGGCTGGAGGTTGAATTCCAGAAAGCGAAGCCTTATCGGTATGTGAAGTTATGGGGAATTGATTATGGAGTTGTGGTCACCTGGAATGAGAATGACATCAAAACTGCATCGTTGGTGGAGGAAACGGATCCGATTTCAAACACATTAAAAATTAATAAGCTGACTTTTCAGTTTATCGACCGTGCAAATGAATTCAACCTTGCGAACAGCGAAGGGCTTCACAAGGCGCTACAAAAAAAGCAGCATATCGAACCTTATGAAATTGTGGACGGAGAGCGTCTCTTCTTGGGGCGTTACTTCCTGACAACGCCAGGCAGCGAAAAGAGCCTGGCAAAAATGGAGGCCACAGATTACATCGGCCTGCTGGATGATACGGACTTTAAGGACGGCAGGGTATATAACGGGGAGCTGGCCGGGAATGTACTGGCGGAGATTTTTGCCGGTACCGACATCCCTTTTGAGGTGGCGGAGGATGTGGCCGCAACACCGCTGTACGGCTGGCTTAAAATCCAGACCCGCCGGAAAGCCCTTCGGGAAGTCCTCTTCGCGTGCGGCGCCGTGGCAGAAACCGCCCGCAGAGACAATGTGTGGATATATAAACCTTCGAGACTAATACAGTCTGATATCCCCCGGAGCCGCAAGTTTTCCACAGCAACTAAGCAAGATACTTACATCAGTGAGGTAAGTATCAAGTTTACCGAGTACACAGAGGGCGCAGAAGAGAAGGAACTGGTGAAGGAAACTACCTATCCCGCCGGCTTGAATGAAGTGAAGTTTAACAGCCCTGTGTCAGCCCTTCGGGTAAGCACCGGGGAGGTTGTAGAGGCAAAAACAAATTACATTATCTTCCGGCTTTCGGAAGAAGCTGCCGTTACTATATATGGACGGCAATACAGTAAGCAGGATATCACGGTATCCTCTTCCGTTCCGCAACTCAAAGCCGGGGAGAACCCGAAGGCGAAAAGTTTCACCGGCACGCTGTTTAATTACGGTCAGGCAAAAATAATATCCCAGGCAATTTTGGATTATTACCAGCTGTCATTAATCCTTAATATCCGTTATCTGGCAGCCCAGGAGCGGCCAGGACAATGGGCGTCAGTGGAAAATACACTGGTTGGCCGCGGCGGCTATGCTGCGGGCCTGGAGAGCATTAAAACTGACCTGACTGGCGGGTATATATCAACAGCGCAGCTCCGGGGATATTACAAGTACACGAGCGAGTTTTACTATACCGGTACGGAATTGTATATAGACGAAAGTGTGGGTGATATTTGATGAATAAACCTAAATTAAACAGTATTACAATAACTCCTAATCCGGCAGAAATAAATCAGAAGCTTACAATAATTATCGATGCTGAGGACGTGCCAATCGTTTTTCAGCAATCAACATATTATTCCGGTCAAGAGCTAAAAGCCGGAGAAAGTGTGGGTATTTTATAATATGGCAATTACGAAAGTAAGGACACAAATAAATGGAGTCTGGACGAGTTACACTAAAAATTCCAACGGCAATTGGTTAGGTAAGCCAACAGCTCCCGCAATTACAAGTTTTAATAGAACTGAAAAATACTACCCTGTATTAGTAGAAATTACAAATGATGCTGGCACAGTAGTAACCTATGATGTATCAGATTCTGAAATAGGTAATAGCTTGAAATTGCAGGTTTATGAAATTAATAAACCTACGATTGTACTGGTAACGCCGACAAATGGAGCGCGCGTAACCAACAATAAGCAGCCCATTACCTTTAAAGTTACTGATGAAGCAAATGGTTCCGGCGTAAAAACATCGACTGTAAGTCTGAAAATTGATGGTAATACATTCAATGAATCCAGTACAGGAATGGTCAAAACGGCAATTACGAACGGTTATCAGTTTGTTTACACTCCGCAAACGGCACTTTCCAATGGGGATCATACTATAACCATCAATGCGCAAGACAATGACGGGAACGCGGCGGCAGCTGTTACAGCTTCTATCAAGGTAGATACTGTTCCTCCTTCGTTGAACATTACATCCCCTAATAATGGACTTATTACAAATACTAAGTCTATCACGCTTGCAGGTACAACTAATGACGCAACATCCAGTCCGGTTACTGTAACTGCGAAACTTAACGGAGTGGATGTTGGAGCCATAACTGTGACAAATGGTGCATTCAGTAAAGCTCTCACCGCCGCCGAAGGGAATAATACACTTGTGGTAACTGCAAAGGATGCTGCAGGGCTTACAACGCCTGTAACCATCAACTTTAAGATTGATACCAGCGTCCCGAAAATTAAGAGCGTAAGGATAACACCTAATCCTGCAGCAGCGTCCAGCAGCATAGAAATTGAACTTGAAATTGAATAATAAGGAGTGGTGAATGTGGCATACATAGCTGTTGCGGCGCCCAGTGACATTGTGTATGTCGCAGGCACCATAAATGGAGACTCCACAACCTTCCAGTCTCGGGACGGGAAATGGTATGGATATGCGCCGGCTACGGAAGATAACACCTATCATCTATGGGTAGAAATGATTGACGCGGCTGGGAACCGAAGTGAATATGATACTACCCTGGTGTATGACCTTCCATGGTTTGTGACGGACCGGACGGTGGAGGATATCCAGGAGCGGAATCAGAAAGGATTTTTGAATGCACGGGACTTAAATCGGATTGAGAAAAATAACGATACTATTGGTGAGTTGGCAGCTCTTATCATTCCGGCCAAATATGACTGGCAGGTTGGGGAGCTGCCGCGGGCTTCTGATTATCTGCGGATTCGGCAAGGTGTTCAGAAACTTAGGGACTATGTGCATCGGACTACCACACCGCAGGTCCCTGAAAGCCCCCTGAACAGTTATCAAAAAATTAATGATATAGAGCAGATCCAGAAAGATTGTTTCGATATCTATGTCGGGAACAAGAAAAACTATGCTTATGCTGGAGAGTTCTATTCTGGAGAAGGAGGATTAATTTAATGGCATTTAAGAAAAAAACATGGGCAGACCGCATGGTTGAATATGCTGGTCGCCGGAAACTGACAAATATAAGCACCGAACAGTCCATAATATGTGACGTGGAAAGGTCGGAAGGGACAATAAGTAAAGAGGGTGATGCCTTTTCCAGCCAGAACATGAATGACCTGGAGCAGCGTATCGAGGACGGTTTCACCGAAGTGAAGCAGACAACTGATGGGATAAATCAGAATTTAAACGCCTTAAATGACAGCGGCGCAATTAAGGGCATGGAT